TCTTGACTTAAAACCAGCAGGTAAGTTACTTAAAGTACCCGCATCAAGCAATTGTCGTAGTGCAGAAGTGGCAGTTTTACTCAAACCACCAATCATGTGTATTAAACCAAAGCCATAAAACCCTAAACCCGGTAAAAACTTGTAATGAACGAAGTATTCGTTACGACTTAACATCTCATCATCAGGTTTAAAGTTACGATAAATACTTAAAACCTCTTGTGAACCTTCATCAATAGTCACAATATACGGAACTTTTATATTTTTGTCTGCATTAGGTTTCTCATACTCTTCTAAATCTAAATCAACATGCATTTCTAAAATATTAAACTGATAGTCCCGTGGTCCTTGGCTCGTGATCCCTTCCATTTCATTGTATTTTTCATCAACCTCATTCTCTTCTTGTGTAGGCATTAACTCTACATCTCGATAAAAACCACCTTTTTGTTTTTTTAAAACATCATTTTCTGTCATCTTAATTACATGTGTAATTCGTTCACAATCCATGAGATCACTCGCATAATACGGTACTACTAGATCCTCGGCTGGGACAAATTTACTCACGGCTCTGGCACGAGTTTCATCATAATAAATTTTCTTAAACGCACTTCCTGCTAACGGTAAATAAAATAATAATTGATCAAACTCTGGAGTATATTCTTCCATCTTGTCCATAAGCATATAGTTCATAAATTCTTTTACACGAGTGGCTTGATCTTCTTTTTCTTTTGACATGTCACCAACCACTTGAGTACGTACTGGTCCATCAGGTGGAAGTAACTCTTTATAGGCTTGCGCTTGGAATTGTGTAACAGACTCGGATAATAAAGGATGTGTCACGCCACTGGCACCTTTGAACGGTTGTCCTCCTTCTGAGTATTTAAAACCTAGTAAGTCTAATCCAGAAATATAAGACTTCTCCCAATCGCCACGAGACTCTTTATCTTTTTTAAATTCAGAGATAAGGTCAGACGATATGGATGTTAGTACAGAATCATCCATGTCTTCTGCTAAATTTTTATAGAAGTTTTCTTCTTGAGGAGGAGCCTCTTCTTCCATTGGTTCATCAGTCGGCTCTTCAACGGCCACGTCTACAGGTTCAACCTGCTCTTCTAAATTTTCTTCTTCATCCATTATGTAATCCTTGTTTTCTTTTTACGAGCTAACTTACACCCACGGCTTTGAATAAAGTCACCTTCTTTAACTCGTCTAATATCGGGGTCTATTTTTTTTGGTGTAAATTCATCTTCTACTAACATTTCAGTTATTGATTCTATCTGAGGAACTTTACGCCCAACAATACGAAATTGTTTTTTACTTGGTCGTAGATCCTGCGATCTTTTTCTAATTGTATCTTGATGTCTTGGAGCTTTAAAAGCAGGTTGCTTAAAAGCTTGCCCTACTAAATCTTCTAGAGAACCAGCTGTTCCAAATGCTTTACTTAACAGTTTTAATTTTTTGGTTCTTTTTAATTCTTCTTCAGTTTCACTACTCATAATATTTATATTCCTTTGGAGGTAATTCTTCTAAATCATTATGATCTGAGTATAACTCAATAAAGTTACCTTGCCTATACCTTAACACAGCTTGAGTGGTAGAATCAACATAATCATCATTTGCACCATTCGGAAATGCGGCACACTCATCCATAACATCATCAGCAAACTTTTCACCAAACGGATACCATACCTGACCACTTTCAAAAACAGGAGCACATGCATTTACACGAGTATGTTTGTCGTTACCTCGACTTGGTACAAAGGGAACAACAGGTATACCCATACGTCTAAACTCCTGAGTTAATGGTTCACCACTAGCCTTTTGCTCAATTATTGTTGTTTCAGGTTCCCAATATTTATTCTGCGCTAACGCTACTGCTTTTAATTCTGGGAAATCAAATTTACCTTTGATAGCATCTAATAAAATCATATGAGGTGAGCCTCCTTCCTCTGGAAAAAAAATACCCCAAGTTGTAATTGCAGAGTAATCTGCTGTTTCTTTTTTACTAAACGCCGTATCATAACTTTGTATCACATGCATCAAATTAGGAATATGTCCTTTCCATGCCTGCCACCATTCTCGTTTTAAAATTGCACCTTCTTCACTGGTAGGATTCTGCATATACTGAGCAGACCAGTTACGAATCGGAATACTGGACTTAATCTTTTCTAATTCTTCTAACTCCCAATATTCTGGCCATACTGGGTTCCCTGAGTCGAGGATCGCGGGAAATGAAATCTGTCTCCACTTATCTGCTTTAGGTTCAGCTTGAGCCTTCAATAATCTACCTGTCAAATCATCTTCTGCCCATCGTGTCATAACCACTAAAATACTTCCCCCAGGCTGTAAACGTTGTCGTGGACCAGACGTATACCAATCATACGCACGTTCCATTGCCGTATCCGACATTGAGTCTTGTTCCGTGTGTGGATCATCAATAATCAATAAGTCCGCACCACGGCCCGTGATGGAAGCTCCAACTCCTGCTGCATAATACTCACCACCTTGATTAGTTTCCCATCTACCTTTTGCTTTGGAGTCCTCACGAAGTTTCACATCTCCAAAAATCTGTTTATACTCTGGTGAATCAATTATGTTTCGAACCTTAGAACCGAACCTTACGGCAAGTTCCGTATTGTGAGAGACCTGCATTATTTTCATTTTGGGATACTTACCAATAACCCATGCAGGAAAATACACAGATGCAAATTCAGATTTAGTATGCCTAGGAGGCATATTTATTACGAGCCTCCCTTTTTTATCTTTAGCTATGTCAGTAAACTCGTGAGCAATAATCTGATGATGGCCCCACTTACTCTTTTCTTTTTCTTTACGACATATGAAATCTGGCCAGACTTCTTGTACAAAATATAGAAAATGATCCTGACATAATTTTACATGTTGGATCCATAATGATTCTACTTTGAGCCTCAGTTTATCTGTAGTAAGTAAATCAGACTTCAAGAACTTTCTCCCATCGTAAACGTAACTCAAGTTGAACATCCTGATGCTCACGATTATCTCGTGTTCGCCACCCTTTATGATGTTTTGGAAAACGTCTTGACGTAGCCGTGTTTTCAAAATTTACGGCTCGTAAACTCGCACCACTTTCACTCTCTACAGTATACGTAATTATTTTTTTACCACCCATAGTCTGCCACACTTTAATCGCCTTTGCATACAAAAAACTACAGGTACCTTTTGGAGCCTCATCTAAAACACAATTCCTACTTATCTCTAAAGTAAGGTCTCTATCTAATTTTCTTGCTACTGGTCTACCCACAATTACAACACCGACTAAACGATCTTGGAACATGGCTCCTAAACTAAATTTATGTCCAGCACATCTCTTATTGTGTCTATGATGTTGGGTTACAAATTCATTAGCCTCTTTGAGACTAAGAGGAATTACTTTCAACAACTTACTCATTAGCTCATTATATTCAAGCCATACGAAAATGCAAATGTTTACATATGTCTAACTTAGCGTATAGGGGTTTACGCTAACAAGCCGTCCTCGTGAGGCTGTTGTATTTTTGCAACAGTTAATGTGATTTGTAATGGAGAATGAGCCTTGTAAATTGGTGGGGAAAAAGGCAGAGCTTGTGCTCTGCCTTGTTTATGATTATCTAGAACCCTTTACAGTCTGCAAGTTATGCCTCACCAGGCGAGTAAGCCATTCGTTTAAATGCTCTGCTAAGTGTATATCATGTCTATCAATCATCTTAACAGTTTGCTTGGCAATACGATAAAGTTTTGCATCTTTAACTTCTGGTGAGCTTTTCCAAATTGAACTTATTTCACAAGCTTCTTTATAAAAGCTGTTAATCACTTTGTTGTGCTCAAGTACCTCATGACATTTATAAATGAAATCGAAGTATGAACCATGAAAGTGATTCACCTGGTATTCTAAATGTTTATTTAATTTTAGCATTTTTTTTCCTTTCGTTAGTAGGCAGAGCCGTTAGGCTCTGCCTGGTTTATATTACTTTATTTCTAACAATTCAAATAAAGCTTTAGCTATCTTGTCTTTTTCATCGATACTAAAATCATTATCAGAATTAATTTCATTCCAAAGGTGCATTCTAACTCTATCATTAGAATGTTCTTCAGAGTACCTAGTTATAACTAAATTTGGCATTTGCCTTCCTTTCGTTTATAAGATACATAATTGTTATCTTATATATATAAGATAATATAAGATGGCATAGCTGTCAACAACTTTTTTTATTTTTTTTTATTTTTTTTCTATTGACTTCTATCCTATCATATCCTATATTATATAAGAGACATTAATATTAACTATAAACGAAAGGATAATCACAATGGCTCAAACAAAAACAAAACTTCTAAGAAATCTATCAATGGAGCAAATACACTCTATTGAATTTATTTCTGGGAGAGATTTAAAAAAGAAAGTTGTCAAAGAAGATAAAGACAATACTCAGAGACAACACACTATTTTAGATAAATACAATGGTGAGGTTATTGTAAAAACTAAAAATAATACTCACAAAATCTGGAAAACTAAAACCAAAAGAAAGATAATTGATGTCGGTATACTTGAAGAGAAGTACCCAGATATTTACAAAGAGTGTGTAAAAACAATTGATTATTATACCATTAACTATAAATAGAAAGGATAAGGGAAGGCTAATAACCTTCCCTTTTTTTTATTATGGAAGTAAAAGAAAAAAATTTATTATTAGATCAAGTAAAAGAAGTTAGATACACCATCGAAAATGGTTTAAGCTCTGATGAAATATCTGGAGAAGCCTTAGATTATTTAGAAGGGGTTTATGATATTATTTACTATACTGATCAAAGTAAAAATTATTTAGGCGCTAGGATTTTAGTTGCCTTTGGTGGTCCAAATATTTGGATTGATACTAAGTTTCAAAGGATTGAAGGTTATTGGGGATCTGATAGAGAAACTCTATATTATGATAGAGATGAAATGGATCTCAACGGATCGTTAGAAAGTGTTTTTAATTGTAGTTAAATAAAAGTCCTTCCTTGAAAAAACGAAGCTGACTATTCAGCTTCGTTTTTTTTTCTTTAAAACCTGGCTTTTAACCAGGATAATAAAACATAGGTTATTACAAGCAGCTTAATTATAATTAACATTTAATATGGTCCCTTATGATATGATTATGATTGAATTTGAATATGATTATGATTGAATATGATTATATGATTATATGATTGAATATGATTATTGAAACGTAAAAAATTCTTTTTTCAATTTCAAAAGTTTTAATTGTGATTGAGTCAAATTTTTGTTTCCATTTAATCTTTTAAATCCTGACGGCGATAATAAATCGCCGTGTCTGTTTCTGTACATTAAAATTTTTTTCATTTTATAACTTTCGTTTATGATTAATATTTTTTGATTTTCTCAACTATGATATTTGTAGTATCTTTTTTATAACAAAGTAAACAATCTTTGCATTTTTGGCCAGTGCAATTTTGTTCGTTTACAAAATTATCAACGGCAACATTATTAAATGTCTTATCAAAATGCTTCGGTATTTTCTTTAATATAGAATTTGTTTTTTTAACTGAATAAATCAAAATTAAGTTATTCGGTTTTTTTCTCTTATTAAAGAACGGTTTAATTATATCGGTTCTTTTAGACCATAGCGCAAAAGTGCAATGGGGATTTTTTTCAACAATTTTGCAATAATTTTCTATGTGATTAAATTTAGGATACGTTTTTATTACTTCGCCGTTGTCGTTTATAACCTCGGTTAATAATTCACCGTGCGCATTTAATCTATAATAGGCCTGTAAAATTGTTGGAATTTCATTGTCATTTAATAGACGTTCGGCCAAATATTCGTTTCGATCCAAGCAAGGCCCAACGTTTTTACGGACGCCTTGCAACATTTCTTGCGAATAACATACGCCACATATATTAACAACGGCGTTAGCTTTTTCATTTTCAATTTTACCTTGAATATAATTATCATAACAAAATTTATTCTTAAGAGTATTATTGCTAATACTTTTTAACTCAATTAATTTACCAGTCATCGTTGACTGGTGAGGCATAACTGGAAAATTATCATTTAACATTTTAATCTTCTTTCGTTTATAGTTTATAATATTATAATAAGATAATATAGGATAAAATACAAGGCTTTTTTAAAAAAATTTAAGTTTTAAAAATCTAGGAAAATCCAGGTTTTACTCAAAATTGGAAGCTGATCTCAGCTTCTTACATAAAGCAGTGAATAATTTTTCTAAAGTATCAGCTGATATGATTAATTTGAATATGGGTTCATGACCCACGGTTCTTGTGTTATGATTGTGGATATGATTATGATTATGATTGCGCATATGATTGGGGGTATGATTGCCAATATGATTGCGAATATGATTATGATTGCATGATTCTTGATCCTCGTCCCTCGAACCAAGTCCCAAAAATCTGAAAAGTTTGAACCCTCGCTCCTTGATACACGGTAGTAAGATAAAAACTAAACCTCCACAATGATAATGTTTGTAATGCCAATTGATTTGATAGTTTGAAAGTCCCAAATTCTTGCCAACATTTCCTTTTAACTCAAGCCAAAATTCTTTGCCGTCAATAATACAGTTTACATCTGGAATTCCACGAACTGTGGCACTCTCAATTCTTGTAAAGTGCCACAATCGTTGCTTTTTTTGAAGATTGTTTATTTTTTTCCAGAGATAACTTTCATTCACAACCTAAAGTTATAAATAAAATAAAAATAACTAGCAAGATTAAAATTAACTTTAACATCAATTTTCGTCCTCAACAAAATCAACCATATTTTCAATAGTGGTCAATAAATTGCTTTTTACTACTTCAGAAAGCCTATTATCGTCATTTATTTCAACATAATAAGCCATTAAAATATCTTTTTCAGTGTTAACCATTTTTTGCCTTTCTTTTCCAATATCGTTCACTTTCAATATCCTCAACTCTATGCCAAATTCTTATAAAGTTAGTTAACCAATAAGATTGATGGGGGTGCTTAACTTGACCACTTAAGAGCATTTCATCTGCACTCAAAATCTCGTCAAATTTTTCTTTTTTGCACCAAGCGATATAAAGTTTATTTAATAGTTTAATTGTCATTTACAAACCTCAAAACTTCATAAAAATTGTTAGTTTCTAATAAAGGTTTATATCCCATACCATAATTTTTTGATTTAATGATGTGAAATCTTTTTGATTCTTCACCATACTCATCTTGGTACTCTCTTTCTTTTGGGTTTAGATTATCAATAAATATTTGAAACCCCTTAACCTCAAAACTAGGACAAGTATCATTACCATAAGATACATCTT